GACATTGTAATTAAATATGAATACGAAGCAAACGAAACTCAGTATAATCCAAGCTGGGCAAAAAGCAGTTGAGGAGTTAATTAAGGTAGCTAAAGAAGCTATTGTAGATTCAGATGATGATATATCAGCTGACAGACTCAAGAACGCTGCCGCTACAAAAAAGCTAGCAATATTCGATGCGTTTGAAATACTTAACCGTATTGAAGAAGAAAAAGCTATGCTTGAAGACGGTAAGAAAGAAACTAAAGAAAAAAGCTTTAAAGGTTTTGCAGAAGGAAGATCTAAGTAATGTACGAACAAACTTTAGTTAAAACACTTACAGATCACATCAAACCTGCTATTGTAAAAAAGAACAATAGATACAAGAAATGGAAATATGGTTATGATGCAGAGCATGATATAGTTATCATAAGCAGAGACGGTACACTAGGCGAGGTTATTGAAATACAAAACCTAGTTATTGGACTTCCACAGTCGCCGGAAAATGTTTATGAGAACAAAGATAAGATGTGGAAACGTATACCATATCCTAAAGATCTTGAAAAAATTAAAAGTGTATTTGACTGGAATAAATATCCAGCTACATTTAAAGAAAAGTATTATGACTATATCGATGAAGAGTTTAATCGTCGTGAAAAAGGTTTTTGGTTCGTTAATAAAGATAAGCCTACTTATGTTACTGGCTCTCACTACATGTACTTGCAGTGGAGTAAAATTGATGTTGGGGCAGCAGACTATAGGGAATCAAACAGATTATTCTTTATATTCTGGGAAGCTTGCAAAGCAGACCAAAGATGTTATGGTATGTGCTACCTCAAAAACAGACGGTCTGGTTTTTCGTTCATGGCATCAGGTGAAACTGTTAACCAAGCTACAATATCAAGCGACGCAAGATTCGGTATATTGTCAAAGTCTGGTGCTGATGCCAAAAAAATGTTTACCGACAAGGTAGTACCAATATCAGTTAACTACCCTTTCTTTTTTAAACCAATACAAGACGGTATGGACCGTCCAAAAACAGAGTTAGCGTATAGAGTACCAGCGTCTAAATTAACAAGACGTAAGCTTGATGCAGGCGAGGTTGATGAAGATATTGAAGGACTTGATACAACTATTGACTGGAAAAATACAGGTGATAACAGCTATGATGGTGAAAAACTAAAGCTATTAGTACACGATGAATCTGGTAAGTGGGAAAGACCTGATAATATATTAAACAACTGGAGAGTTACTAAAACAACATTAAGACTTGGTTCTAGAATTGTTGGTAAGTGTATGATGGGTTCAACGTCTAATGCACTGGAAAAAGGTGGTGGAAACTTTAAAAAATTATACTATGCTTCAGACGTTACACAAAGAAACCGCAATGGACAGACTAGCTCAGGATTATATTCTTTGTTCATACCTATGGAGTGGAATTACGAAGGATTCATTGATGCTTATGGATTACCTGTATTCGATCCGCCAAAAGACGAAGTCAAAGATCCGCATGGTGAGTTAATAATTACAGGTGTTATTGAGCACTGGGAAAACGAAGTTGATGGTTTAAAGAGCGATCAAGATGGTTTAAACGAATACTATCGTCAGTTTCCTAGAACAGAGAAACATGCTTTCAGAGATGAAGCAAAAGAATCTTTATTTAATCTAACTAAGATATACGAGCAAATAGATTATAATGAAGATGTTAAAAACAAATCACTAGTTACGCGTGGTAGTTTTCAGTGGGAAGGAGAGAAACAAGATACTATAGTAAGGTTTGTTCCAAACAATAATGGAAGATTCTTAGTATCGTGGGTGCCACCTGCAAACTTACAAAATCGTGTGATAGTAAAGAATGGAGCGAAATATCCAGGTAATGAGCACATAGGTGCTTTTGGATGTGACTCATATGATATATCAGGTACAGTAGATAAGAAAGGTTCTAAAGGATCACTGAGTGGTCTTACAAAGTTTAGCATGGAAAATGCTCCAGCTAATATGTTTTTCTTAGAATACATTGCAAGACCTGAAACAGCCGAGATATTCTTTGAAGATGTACTCATGGCATTACACTTTTATGGTATGCCAATACTCGCGGAGAATAACAAACCAAGGCTTCTGTATTATTTAAAACGTAGAGGGTATAGAAACTTCTCTATGAATAGACCGGATAAAGTTTATAACAAACTATCCGTAACAGAAAAAGATATTGGCGGAATACCAAACTCGTCAGAAGATATTAAACAAGCACACGCTGCTGCTATTGAATCTTATATTGAAGATTACGTTGGGATAACTAATGATGGTTATGGCCAGATGTATTTCCAAAGAACACTGGAAGACTGGGGTAAATTTAATATAAACAATAGAACAAAGCATGATGCTTCTATTAGTTCTGGTTTAGCTATAATGGCTTGTAATAAAAATAAATACACACCAGTCTATAGACAACAAAAACAAGCTGTACAGTTAGGTTTTAAAAAATATAACAACGCAGGCGATATTTCAAAAATAATAAAATAGATGGTTTACACTAATGTTAATAGCTCTTTCCCAAGTCAGGTAGTACCGGACGCAGAAAAGTCAACAATGGAATATGGCTACGCTGTAGGTAGAGCTATAGAGAACGAATGGTTCAGAGGTGATCGAGGCTTAGGCGCTGGTGGTCGTTTTGGAAACAACTGGCAGTACTTTCATAATTTAAGATTGTACGCAAGAGGTGAACAGTCTGTGCAAAAATACAAAGATGAATTATCTGTTAATGGTGATTTATCTTATTTAAATTTAGACTGGAAACCTGTAGCTACACTATCTAAGTTTGTTGATATTGTAGTTAACGGTATGACTGATAAAGGTTATAAAATTAAATCTTACGCTACAGATCCTTTTGCTGTAAAACAAAGAACACAACACGCTACGGCTATAGCTCAAGACGCGTTTGCAGCTGATTTAATAAAGCAATCTGAGCAAAACTTAGGGGTTAGTTTAAAAAGATCTAATGTACCAGAAGATCAATTACCTAAAAGTAAAGAGGAGTTGGAGCTTCACATGCAGCTTTCTTATAAGCAAGCTATAGAAATAGCAGAAGAAGAGCTCATTGAAAATGTTTTTGATTATAACAAATACGAAGAAATTAAAAAACGTGTAGCTTATGATTTAACTGTTTTAGGTATTGGTGCTACTAAAACTGATTTCAACTTAGCTAATGGTATTACAACTCATTACGTAGATCCAACAAATCTTGTTTATTCATACACTGAAGATCCAAACTTTGAAGATATATACTACGTTGGCGAAGTTAAATCAATGAGTTTGCAAGAAGTTAAAAAGTTATTTCCTTACTTAACTGATGCAGATCTTTCAGAAATAGAAAAATATCCAGGTGATGTTAACTATACTAGAGGTTATTACGGTATAGATGATGATTACAACAATGTTCAAGTTTTATTTTTTGAATACAAGACTTACAATAATCAAGTATTTAAAATAAAAGAAACAGATCAAGGTCTTGAAAAAGCTCTTGAAAAAGATGACTCATTTAATCCACCTGAAGATGCTGAGAACTATAATAAAGTTCATAGAGCAATAGAAGTTTTATACAGCGGCGCTAAAATACTAGGGTTTGAAAAAATGCTTAAGTGGGAACTTGCTGAAAACATGACAAGACCTTACAGTGATCAAACTAAAGTAGAAATGAATTATACTATCTCTGCGCCTAGAATGTATAAGGGTCGTATAGAAAGTTTGGTAAGTAAGTGTATTGGGTTTGCTGATATGATTCAGCTTACGCATTTAAAAATACAACAAGTGCTAGCCCGCATGGTACCAGATGGTGTTTTCGTGGATGTTGATGGTTTAGCAGAAGTCGACCTTGGTAACGGAACTACATACAATGCTCAAGAAGCTTTGAACATGTATTTCCAAACTGGTAGTATTGTAGGTAGGAGCTTAACTCAAGATGGTGATCCTAACGGAGGTAAAGTACCCATTCAAGAGTTACAAACCTCCTCTGGCATGGCTAAGATACAAGCGCTTGTGCAAACATATCAGTATTATCTACAGATGATACGTGACGTGACCGGACTTAACGAAGCTAGAGATGGTAGTCAACCATCAAATGATTCACTTGTAGGTTTACAAAAACTAGCGGCTGCAGCATCTAACACGGCTACTAAGCATATACTACAGTCTTTAATGTATATAACAGTTAGAACCGCTGAGAATATTAGTCTTCGCGCTGCTGATGCTTTGAGTTTTCCATTGCTTAAAAACGCACTTATGAATAGCATAAGTACATTTAATGTTGATACGTTAAAGCAGATACAGAATTTAAATATGCATGAGTTTGGTATATTCTTAGAATTAGAACCTGAAGAAGAAGACAAGCAAATGTTAGAGCGTAACATACAAATAGCTTTGCAAAACGGAGGTATTGATCTTGAAGATGTAATAGATATTAGAGAGATATCTAATATTAAACTTGCTAACCAAATGCTTAAAATAAAACGTAAGCACAAGCAAGAACGCGATCAGCAAATTGCTCAAGCTAATATACAAGCTCAAGCGCAAGCAAATGCTCAAGCAGCTGAAAAAGCAGCTTTAGCAGAAATGCAAAAGCAACAAGCTCTCACTGAAACTAAATTACAACTAGAGCAGGGTAAGTCTCAGTTTGAAATACAACGTATGCAAACAGAAGCTCAAATAAAAAGAGAGCTTATGGCTGAAAAGTTTAATTACGATATGCAGCTAGCTAGATTAGAAGTTGACGCACAAAAAGAAAAAGAAGATAAGATAGAAGATCGTAAAGACGAACGTGCTAGAATTATAGGTACACAACAATCAGAAATGATATCACAACGAAAAAACGATGAACTACCTAAAAACTTTGAATCAACTAGTTTTGATTCACTTGGAGGATTTGGACTAGAATAGTTTGAACCTCGTTAAAAATAAACTTTATTAATTTTTATTATATTATATTATGTCAGAAGTAGCAACAAAACAAGAGGGAGAGTTTTCTTTAAAAGGTAAAAAGAAAACAAAACCAAAAAATCTTGGTAAAGCAAATGAAGTAACAAAAGTAGAACTACCTAAAGATATTGAAAAATCACAAGGCGAAGTAATACCAGAAGTTACTAAAATAGAAATAAAAACAGAAGACAATGCCATTCAAGAGCCAAGCGCAGATGAGGTATCTGTTCAGCCAACATCCGAAGATAGCAAAACAGTTTTTGAAGGAAACATCGAAGAAACAATTGCAGAACCTACCGGAGAAGGTGAGTCCCCTATCTCTCTTGTACAAGATGATGAGGAAGAACAAGTAAAAACAGGTGATTCACCTGTAACTACAGAAGTAGAGCAAGCGGTTAAAGACCAAAGAGTTCTACCTGAAAATATTGAAAAGCTAGTTTCTTTTATGGAAGAAACAGGTGGAGGCGTTGAAGACTACGTTAGGCTCAATGCTGATTATACCAATGTTGATAGCAACACACTTATTCGTGAATACTATAAACAAACTAAACCACATCTTGATTCTGAAGATGTAAGTCTTTTACTAGAAGACTTTGATTACGATGAAGATATAGATGAACCAAAAGATATACGCAAAAAGAAAATTGCGTTTAAAGAGGAAGTTGCAAAAGCCAAAGACTTTTTAGAAGGTTTGAAGAGTAAATACTACGACGAGATCAAGTTGAGACCGGGCGTAACTCAAGACCAGCAAAGAGCTATGGACTTTTTCAATCGATACAATGAAGAGCAACAGGCAGTAGCTAAAAACCACGAGGGTTTTGTTAATCGTACTAACAGTTTACTAAATGATAATTTCAAAGGTTTTGATTTTAAAATTGGTGAAAATAAATTTAGATATGGTGTTAAAAACCCAAGTCAAGTAGCAAGTGCGCAATCAGATATTACTAATTTCATTAAGACGTTCTTAAATGACAAAGGTGAAATCGGAGATGTACAAGGTTACCACAAAGCTTTATATGCTGCTAGAAACGCTGACACAATAGCACAACATTTTTATGAGCAAGGCAAAGCCGATGCAGTTAAAGATGTTATGGCTAAGTCAAAAAATATTTCAACTGAACCTAGAAGAACCACTTCAGGTGATGTGTTTATTGGTGGCTTAAAAGTTAAGTCAGTTAGCGGTCTTGATTCTTCAAAATTAAAAATCAAAACTAAAAAATTTAACTAATAAACATTTAAAAAATGGCTTTAGATCCACTATTCGGTTCAATTAAACCGAGTCAAAAACAACAACTATTAGAAACAAACTTCTTGTCTTTTAACGGAGGCGCAGGAACTGGAGATTCTGATACATTTGCACAGCAGTACTTACCTGAAATCTACGAACAAGAAGTAGAGCGTTTTGGAAACAGAACACTTTCTGGATTCTTGCGTATGGTAGGAGCTGAAATGCCAATGACATCTGACCAAGTTATCTGGTCTGAACAAAACCGTTTGCACGTAGCATACAACGACGTATCTGTCGAAGGTCTTGCAGCAAACAATACATTAACTTTTACAGTAGGTGGCGCTGGAGATACTTTCGTTGAGAACGTAATTTCTGCAAACCAAACTATCGTAATCTTAGACACAAGCGATCCAACAGTAGAGCTTAAAGCTTTAGTAACTGAATCAAGCCAAACTGGTGGTACTGCTACTCTTGTAGTTGCTCCTTATAGCCAAGCTGATTTAGCTGGGTTATCTACAACTGCTGGTGATCTTAAGATCTTTGTATACGGTTCTGAGTATGCAAAAGGTTCTTCTATCACTAACTCAACTGGAGCTACTGATACAACTGGTTACAAAAGTATCACACCTTCTTTCACTCAATATTCTAACTCACCTATTATTATTCGTAACAAATACGTTGTGAACGGTTCTGACACTGCTCAGATCGGTTGGGTAGAAGTTGCTACTGAAGATGGTACATCTGGTTACCTATGGTATTTGAAAGCTGAGTCTGAAACTCGCTTACGTTTCGAAGATTACTTAGAAATGTCTGTAGTTGAAGGCGAGCTTGCAGCTGCTGGTTCAGGTGCTGCTACTGCTGGTGTAAAAGGTACACAAGGTCTTTTCGCTGCTATCGATGATCGTGGAAACGTAAACGATGGATTTACAGCTACTGGAGGACTTGATGCTTTTGATGCTATTCTTAAGAACTTAGACACTCAAGGTGCTATTGAAGAGAACATGCTATTCTTAAACCGTCAAACATCTTTGGATTTTGATGATATGTTAGCTGATATCTCTGCTGGTGCTCAAGGTGGTACTGCTTATGGATTGTTTGAAAACTCTGAAGAAATGGCGTTAAACCTAGGGTTTAGCGGATTCCGCAGAGGTTCTTACGATTTCTATAAGACTGACTGGAAATACTTAAACGACGCTTCAACACGTGGTGGTATTAACACTGAAAACTCTACTATTGAAGGAGTTCTTATCCCAGCTGGTACTTCAACTGTGTACGACCAAATCCTTGGTACTAACATCCGTCGTCCATTCTTGCACGTACGTTACCGCGCATCACAAGCTGATGACCGTCGTATGAAGCAATGGTTGACTGGATCTGTTGGTGGTGCATTCACTAGCGATCTTGATGCAATGGAAGTAAACTTCCTGTCTGAAAGATGTCTATGTGTGCAAGGTGCAAACAACTTTGTATTATTCAAAGCTGCATCTGCATAGTAATCAACTTGTAGTAATTACCCTCGTCAAACGGCGGGGGTAATTATTATTTTTATTAACATTTTTATTATATTATATCATGGCAGAAAAAGCTGTAGCAGAAGAAAATAATGAGGTTGCACCTCAAGTAAAGGTTAAGGCTAAACCTGTAAAACAAGAGCCGGTAAAACCTCAATGGGAAATTAAAGATAGAACCTATTTATTAAGAGGTAAAAAAACTCCGCTTACTTACACATTAAACTCTAAGCATACTAGAAAATACGCTATGCTTTGGTTTGATCCAGAAACAGGTAAGCAAGAGGAACTTAGGTATGCTACGAATCAAAGCTCACCTTTGGTTAGCGAACAAAAAGGCGAAGTAACACTTGGTCATATTATTTTTAGAGAAGGCGTACTTACAGTTCCAAAAGAAAAACAGAATCTACAAAAATTACTATCTTTGTATCACCCTGCAAGAAACAGGGTATATCAAGAATTTAATCCAGTTGAAGTAGCTAAAGATGATTTAGATATTATTGATTTGCAAATCGACGCAATGAACGCTGCTAGAGACATGGATGTAGATTTTGCTGAAGCAATTATGCGTGTAGAGGTTGGTTCTAACGTTGCTAAGATGAGTTCTAAAGAGATTAAACGAGATTTACTTATCTTTGCTAGAACGAATCCACAGCTGTTCTTAGAGCTAGCTAATGACGAAAACGTTCAACTGCGTAACTTTGCTATTAACGCTTCTGATGTTGGTATTATTAAACTATCACCAGATCAAAGACACTTTATGTGGGGATCAAACGGGAGAAAACTTATGGAAGTTCCTTTTGATGAAAACCCGTACTCGGCTTTTGCGGCTTTCTTAAAAACAGATGAAGGCGTACAAGTTTACAAATCAATAGAGAAAAAACTTCTCTAGCATGTAATAATAATATAAGGCCCGTTAATTCGGGCTTTATATACCATAACAAACAAACAACTAAACAATGGCTATAAACGTAAACCAGGTATATAAATCTGTACTTGTGGTATTGCAACAAGAAAAAAGAGGTGTATTAACACCCACAGAGTTTAACAAGATTGCAACTCAATCACAGCAAGAAATATTTACAGAGTATTTTGATGAGCTAAATCAACTACTTAGACAACCACAAACTAGCTTGGCTTATGCTGATAGATTCGCCTTGTTAGATGAAAAAATATCTTTATTTAAAAGAAGTGACGCTGTTAACTTTACAGCTGGAACTACAGATGTAACAGTTCCTTCAAACGTTCAAGAGCTAGGCACTGTTATATATAACAATAGAGAGGTTCAAAGAATACAAGAATACGAAGTTTATACTACAAACCAATCACCTCTTACAGCTCCAACAGCTTTCTACCCGGTATATACATACGAGAATGGTATTATAAAACTATACCCAGCTGACACTGCTATTGTAACAGGTGATGGTATTACTTTAAATTATTTAAAATATCCATCAGATCCAAAATGGGGATTCACTATTGATACTGAACTTGGTAATTATATTTACAGCGAACAAGCTTCAACTGATTTTGAATTACATCAGTCTGATCAACCTTTGTTAATAGACAAGATACTAGGATATGCAGGTGTTATGACTAGAGATCAATTAGCTTTATCTTTAGGCACACAAAAAGAACAACAAATAGACGTCGACGGACAAAAATAATAAATCATGGCTACAACTTTATCAAACGCTTTTATATCACTAAACGATATTATAAACAACTTTTTAATATCTTATACGGGTCCTGGTAAATTAATACCAGATGCAGTTAGAACAGAGGTTATATTCCACGCGCGTAGGTGCTTACAGGAATTTGCTTACGAAACTATTAAAAGTCAATTTACTGAAGGTCCTACCTCTGTTACAGCTGGAAATGCTATTAGTTTACCAACTGATTTTGTGGCTGTTATATCAGCTGAAAATACTGGTTCTTCAGAAAATCCATTGACTGAAGTTTCTACGCCACCGCCTTCCGCTGGAGAATATTACATAGACTATGTAGCAAGAACAATTACATACGGTGATACTGGAAACGCTACGTTAAAGTATCTATCGAATGCACTTACAACAGATGAATCAGCAGCTATACCTAAGCTAGCTGAAGAGGCTTTATACTCTTGCATGGTATATGCTATACTAGCTAACAGAGACAACAGTAGACCTGACGTGCTACAAAGATTACTCATAGAAAAAACAGATAAGTTAGAAAGAGCTAAATCAAGATTAGTATTTACAAACTTTGACTAAATAAAATAACATGGCGATTAACGTAGATAACGTATATCAAACTGTGTTGCTTATATTAAACAAAGAGCAGCGCGGTTTAATGACGCCTGATGAGTTTAATAAAACAGCTACACAAGTTCAATTAGATATATTCGAACAATACTTTGATGATTTAAATCAACAATTAAGAGTACCACAAGCTGATTATGATTACACTGATAGGCAGTTAAATATAGATGATAAAATATCTATATTTAAATGTATAGGTAATTGTAGTTATTCATCTGGTAGATTTGATCTTCCAGTTTTAGATGACATTACGGGTAAAACCATAGTATATAATGACGCTCCAGTTAATACCAACTCTGGTTTTCAATACGCTTTCTACAAAGTAGGTACGATAACTTATGATGGTGGCACTTATCCTATTGAATTAGAAAGGCTACAAAGAGATGATTTTTACGAAATACAAAAGTCTGATCTGACAATACCTAGTGAAAACTTCCCTGTTTATTTATACGAAAGCAAAAAGATAAACGTGTTACCAAATACCATACAGAGCGATGTAAAAGCTTCTTTCATCAGAAAACCTAGAAATGTTAACTGGTCATATTCACCTGGAGGCTTTGGTCAATATGAATACGATTCAACTAACTCTGTTAATTTTGAAATACAAAGTAGTGAACAAGTAAATGTTATTCTTAGAATACTTCAATACTCTGGTATTATAATTAGAGATCCACAAATAGTTCAAGCGGCTGCGTCTGAAATACAACAAAACGAAGTAAATAAAAAAAGCTAGCATATGTCATTATTAAAAGAAAACAATAGGCAATATTACGAAGGTGCTCAAAGCTTTACAGGTGATGGTAGTAAAGTTAGTTTCACAACTACCTTTAATACTGATTTAGTATTTGGAGCTGCTAGCAATACAAATGTAAATTATGGTTTAAATAATTTTAAACTATACACTAGCTCTTCAGCCGCACCAGGAAGTTGGAGTGAAGTTGTTTCTGGTTATTCAGTATCTGGAAATGTAATAACATTTGATATTGCACCAACAGCTGACACTTATATCGTTGTTCAGTTAAAAAAACTAGATGGTGGCAACTACGGTAGCACAGTTCAAGATAAAGCTTATGGAGACACTGTAGAGAAAAACTACGGCTCATATTCTTATATATCTATAGATGACATTGTAAACAACTTCTTAGTAGCTTACGTTGGCGATGGTAAACTTATACCAAGCGCTAAAAGAACTGATATTGTTTTTCATGCTAAACGAGGACTTCAAGAGTTTAGCTATGATACTTTAAAAAGTATTAGATCGCAAGAACTAACTGTTCCAACTAGTCTTAGCATACCACTTCCGCAAGACTATGTAAATTACACAAACATATACTGGGTTGACAAACAAGGTGTTAAGCATATAATAATGCCAGTAAACAATTTAACTGGTAGTCCTTACACTGTACCCGTTCAAGATGCCAAAGGTGTTCCAACACAAGATAACTTTAACAACGATATTCAAGGTGATTCTATTATAGAAGAAAGATGGAATACTAACGATTTAAAAAATAAAAACATTAACGTAGATGATACAGTTCTAGCATCGTTCTATTATAACTATGATTTTCCAAATCTTGGGTATGGCGAACTGTACGGCTTAGAACCTCAGTATGCTAATATAAATGGTTACTTTCAATTAAATGAAAGAGAGGGTAAGATATCTTTTTCAAATGATCTTGTAGATAAGATTATTTTATTTGAATATATATCTGATGGTCTTGCGACTGATGATGATACAAGAGTACCTAAATTAGCTGAAGAAGCCTTGTATGCGCACATATCTCATGCTGTGTTAGCTTCTAGGATAAATCAAAATGAATACGTGATACAACGTTTAAAACGTGAACGAAGCGCTAAGCTTAGAAACGCTAAAATACGTTTATCAAACCTCAAGCTAAACGAGCTAGTGCAAGTTATGCGTGGCAAATCTAAATGGATTAAACACTAAAATTAAATGGCTGAAGTTAAAAACGCGTTCATCAAATCTAAGATGAACAAAGACTTAGACGCAAGATTAATACCTCAAGGTGAATACCGAGATGCTGTTAATGTGCAGGTGAGTAAATCTGAAGGTGATGATGTCGGTGCACTTGAAAATGTTCTCGGCAACTTTAGCGTAGCTGAGTTTGAACCAACTGTTTCAGATTTAACTTGTATAGGTTTTTTAGTTAATGAATTTAACTCTACAGTTTATTTATTCTTTACTGATTATACAGATGATTACGAATCTAACGGTGGTAATCCTACTTACAATCCAGACGCTAAAAATTTTATATATCAATATAATACGTTATCTTCTAATTCAAATAAACTAGTTGAAGGTGCTTTTTTAAACTTTTCAAAAAATAGACCTATAATAGGCATTAATATCTTAGAAGAGTTTTTGTTTTTTACTGATAACAGAAATCAACCTAGAAAAATAAACGTAACTAGAGCGCTTGATAACAACCAGTATTATCAAACAGAAGATCAAATATCTGTAGCAAAATACAATCCTTACCAGCCTATATATCTTTGGAAAACAAGCGAACTTGAAGCAGCTGAAACCGCTATACCTACCGTTGTTGGTAATGTTACGGATTCTTTTGTAATTGAAATTGAATCAGCGATTGATTGGGATATAAGCGTTGGTCAAGGAGTCGTAGGTAAAGGTGGATCTGTTATAAAACCTTATACATACGTAGAGGCTGTAAATGGCACTACAATAACACTTAGTAAAGCGCAAACTTTATCTGACGGAGACTCTATAGCTTTTGTAGATTTAGAAACATCTATGTATGATGTTGCTAATAAGTTTTTGCCGAATGGCACTACAAATCCTTATTACAGAGAAGACGAGCAAGGAGAGTCTTTGTTCGCAGGTGATCCTAAGTTTTTAGAAGATAAATTTGTAAGATTTTCATATAGGTTTAAGTTCGACGATGGTGAATATTCTCTACTTGCTCCTTTTACGCAACCATGTTTTATACCAAAGCAAGACGGTTATTTTACCGAAGGAGACGAGCAGCAAGCGGTAGCTTCTACAATATTAAGCTTCATGGAAAATAAAGTAAATCAAATAGATTTACAAATACCATTACCTACAGCTGGAAATTTACTTTCAAGTGAATTAAAAATAGCTGAATTAGAAATTGTATATAAAGAGTCAGACGCTTTAGCTTTACAGTCTATAGATATTATACAAGTTGCTAGTATAAGCTCTTCAGCCGGAGAAAATAATGTTTTTGAGTACACATACAACTCTACAAAACCATTTAAAACTTTACCAGCTAACGAAATAACAAGAGTTTACGATAAAATTCCAGTAAAAGCATTTGGTCAAGAAATAATATCAAACAGAGTTGTTTATAGTAACTTTCAAGACAAGCATACGCCTCCTGCTGCTTTAACATATCAAGTAGCCGCTAGTGAAAAATATGATTTTAATACAGGTGAATCTATTTTTAGTTCTAAAACTACTATAGAATATCCAAACCACAGTGTAAAAGAAAATAGAAACTACCAAGTTGGTGTTGTTCTATCTGATAGATACGGTAGACAGTCAACTGTTATATTATCTAACGATGATTCAGATAAAAACAATGAGTTTGGTGCTGACACTGTGTATATTCCTTACGATGATTCTGATGTTTATAACCCTACTACTTTTTTAGGAAACTCTATAAAAGTACTATTTAACAGTTTTATAACAAGTGATAAAAATGAAGTGTTTGGAAGACCTGGTCTTTACAATGGCGATGCTACTAGTAGCGCTTATAACCCGCTTGGTTGGTATAGTTATAAAATAGTAATAAAACAAATAGAACAAGAATACTATAATGTGTACGCTGCTGGCGCCATGAAAGGAAATCCAATACAACCAAATTCAGAAACCAATACATCGTTTATAACAGTTATAAATGATAATATAAATAAAATACCTAGGGACTTATCAGAAGTAGGTCCTCAAGATAAAACATTTAGAAGTAGCGTAAGACTTTTTGGAAGAGTAGTAAACACAATTAGAAGTTTTAATAATCAAGGTAACAAACAATACCAACCAGAACAAACAGGTTTATCTTTTACAACAAATAATATAGAAGATTTATATGATCTTTTTGATATTGCTGGTTATAATGAAACGGAAAACAAGCCCATTACTGATCCTACAAACAAATTTCATGCTTTTTACAAAGCTGAATCTAATCCTTTTATAGCAGAGTTTGTAACGTCTCAACTTGACGCCGATAAGTTTGGTATACGAAATACAGTTTCATCACAGGCCAATGAATATCCTAAAAACGAAAACTTAATTATTCTTGAAACAAACCCAACTGTATCTAACATAGATATATTCTTTGAATCTAGTACCGCAGGTTTAATATCAGAATTAAACATAGCTATTGACACAGATGGTGCGTTTGCCACAGAAGGTTTTCAATATACTCACGATGAATCATACGATATCGGAGCCGATGTTACATTGGATTTTCAATTTAAAGATGTTTTAAATGAAATAGTAGTACCTACTGCAACTCCAGTTTTATCTGTATTAGATAACACAGGTGTTGACAGAAGTAGTGATTTTTCAATATTTGTAGTAGATGATGTTGCTGGGATATACAAAATAAAAACCGCGAGTTATTTCTACTACGGTCAAAACGCTATTAACCTTGAATCGTATACTTTCACTTTTACAGTTACAGTAGGTGAAGCTATCACAGACGTAACTGAGTCCGGTGCTCTTACAAATGTACCTCCTATCATATTAAATGATAACACTCCTGATATAAATGTAGATCAAGGAGCTAGGGAGATACCACTGCCATTTACCCCAGATTCAGCCGGTGGTATAGATGCTGTTAATGGATCTAATATCGCTGGAGGTAGATCAAAAGAAGATTTAATATATCAAATAAGCTCACAGACTGGTAATGGTGTTTTTGAATTACAAGGTTTATCAGTTGTAAATACAGATCCTAACGCTATAGGTAGAGGAAGTTTTGAATTATTAGTTGCTGATGTTAGTAGGGGAGAATATAAAACATTTAATGTTAACTTCGGTCAACCACCTGTTACAGCTGCGTTTAACAGCGAATCGCCTTCTTTTATATACGATGCAGATGGTCAAGCTGATTTCTACGCAAGTGAGAACAAGGCTTTAACATCTAACACACCTGCTTATTTATCAAGTTATCTTACAGGTTTTCAAGCACCAACTCCTCCTGATACTTTTTTAGCTGCCCCTGTTTGTCCTACAGGTTCTACTCTCGATGCTAACTTTTATAATATTTTTTATGAAACAGGATTAACACAAGGTACTTTTTTTGTTTATATAAACCCTGAAAATTTTGATCAAACAACAATTAACTTAAATAGGTTTAGCACACTAGTTATATGGTCTGTTCAATATAGAGCAAACAGTTCTTCGAATTGGTCTGATGCAGTTGATATAAACAATGTTATACCGGAAAAATACGGAAAATGGTATTATGATGAAGATTCAGGTGTTATAGGTATGCAAGCTTATGGCCAAGGTTTTGGAGGAGAGTTAGGAATAAACTCTGAAATTATATCTTCAACACAAGGACAAACACCTTCTTTTAGTGGTAGAGTATTAGCTTTTAATTTAGTTGGAGAGTATAGAGTAATATTCGGAAACTTAGCAAGCAACTATACAGCTCCAGACGCGCCTGGAAATACAGCTCCTGCTTACCGTATTGGAGGTTCAGCAGATTGTAGTCAAAATCAAAACCCAAATATTAGTGCTCAATATTGGACTCAAGATTTTTATAAACCTGGAACTAACTTTGCACCAGATGCAGATCCTAACACTCCAAATGTTTATAGATATCAAATAGCTACTAATAGTAGTAGTAGTACCGATTTCGTCTCTGACGGCGTTAATTACTACGCGGCTGAACCTTTTGCAAACTATATAACTCAATTATACCTAGACGAAGCTTTAACTCAGAAAGCTAGTTTTACTACCGGCGGGGATAGAAGGTATAGAAGAATGGATCGAATTAGTCCAAGCTCAACAAGGGTATTCAACCCAGAGTTTACAAAAGACGGTTCTTACGTTGCATATTTCAATAGTACAGGTTTAAGAGATACAAGCCCAGACAATATACCATTTCCTTCTTTATATTCATTTAATTAACATGGGAGCAGTAGTAGAAGTAAAATATTTTAACTCTTTTTTATTAAAGAAGACTATAAGAGATACTTTAGGTCCACCTCAATGGAACGGTAGTACAGGTGTTCCACCAACTGTTAGCGGTGGCTTCCCTGTATTTTCTCAAGACCAAACAAATGTAGAGGCTAGTTGGCTTATAGAAGAGTCTAGAATTAGAGGTGGTTACAATAACACAAACGTTGATTATGGTGTTAGGGCTTATCTAGTAGAAGATAAACCAAATTCTAGCGTTAGATTTAATTCTCTTATATACTCTGGTATATTTAACTCTAGAACAGGCGTTAACGATACAAATGTATTTTCAGTTGCTGATGATATTACTAAGTCTGTAGACCCTGCAAATGGAAGTATACAGAAACTTTACGCTGAAGATACAAACTTAATTGTGTTTCAAGAAAATAAAGTTAGTAGAGCGCTTATAGATAAAGATGCTATATACTCAGCTGAAGGAGGAGGTAGTGTAACTTCTAGCAATTTAGTTATTGGGCAAATAGTTCCTTACGCTGGTAACTTTGGTATATCTAAAGATCCAGAAAGCTTTGCTGTTTATGGTTATAGAAAATACTTTACTGATAGAAACAGAAATGCTGTAATGCGTTTATCACAAGATGGTCTCACTGAAATATCTAACTACGGTATGATAGATTATTTTAGAGATGAATTTGGTAAACTAAGTAATACAGATAAAATATACGGTGCTTTTGATATATACACGAAGCAATATGTAGTTAGTATTCAAGGTGAAAATATTGAAGATACATATCAAACATTGGCATTTGACGAAACTGTAAGAGGTTGGACTAGTAGATTTACATACAAACCTGATGAAATATTTAGTATACAAAATAAATACTACAGTACTAAAGGTAATAAGCTTTGGCAGCATAACTACATGACTGGTTTTAATAATGACAGGTCTATATTCTATGATGTATACTATGACTCTAGCGTAAAGTTTATATTTAACCCGAACGTTAGTCTTTCTAAAAACTTTAAAACAGTTAACTACGAAGGATCAACTGGTTGGCAGATAACTGAGTTTAATGGTCAAAGAGAATTTGATATAGTTGACACTTCTAACTACCCGAGAGAAGCTTTAAATGATTTAGACGTGTCTGTTGTTAGCTATGATGAAGGTGGTTACGAGTTAAATGGTATACAGTACTACGCTGGATTTTACAAAAAAGAAGGTAAGTATAAAGCAAACCTTGTTAATAGTAGTGGGGCCACATCTAAAGAAGTTGTATTTGGTCCTAGCGTTTCAGGTGTAAAAGGTTACTATGCAACTGTAACTATAAAAACAGATAGTAGTACACAAGTGGCTGGTAATGGTGGTAAAACACGTGAGCTATTTGCCGTGTCATCTGAGTATGTAGAATCAGCTTATTAAAATTAAATGGAATTAAATATACGTCGCTTAGAAGAAAGCGATTGGGAAACATTATGTTCTTGGTGGGAAAAGTGGCCTGAATGGGTTAACCCACCTAAAGACTTTTTACCTGACAATGGTACTGGTGGACTTATGGTTTATAAGGATAAAACACCTATTGTTGCAGGGTTTATATATTATACTAACTCTAAAGGAGCTTTATTGGAATGGATAGTATCTAATCCGGATTATAGAGAAGCTGACAGAAAAGACGCTATAGAGCTTTTTATAAATGCAGCTGAAGAAGTTTGTAAAGCAAACGGAGTTAAGTATATGTTTACAATAGGTAGAACAAAACCTTTGATAGAAACGCACCGTAAATTAGGTTGGGTTGTTGATGATAGCCCATCTCATGAAATAACTAAAAGAATAAATTAACATGGCAGTAGTAGCAGCAATAGCCGGAGCAACAGTAATAGCCGGAGCAGTCGGAGCTAACCAAGCAAAACAAGCCGCTAAAGGAGCGAGGGGTGACAAAGCTAGAGCTGAGGCGGAGTTAGAAAAAATAAAAAAATCGCGGCAGAATATTATAAATCCTTACGAAACAGTTAAAGATTTAAGTGGGCTTGCTAAAGACCTATCAGATACTTTGAGTAATCCTTTTGCACAGTTAAGTGTAGCTACTCAAGCAGCTGAAATACAAATGGAGCAAACCGACATTGCGCTCGCGAATACGCTTGATACTCTTAGAGCTACAGGCGCTTCCGCTGGTGGTGCAACTGCACTTGCTCAAGCTGCACTTCAAAGTAAAAAAGGTATAGCAGCTAGTATAGAATCTCAAGAAGCTCAAAACGAAAAACTTAGAGCTCAAGGAGAGGCTAATCTTCAGTCTCAAAAAGCGGCTGAACAACAAAGACTTCAATCGATTGCCATTTCAGAAGGGCAAAGGGTTCAAGCTGCTGAAGCTGCTGGTAAACAATTTGAGTTTCAAGTGCGAGAAGATAGAACTAACGCGGACCTTGATAGAGCTGCTGCTAAGATTACTCAAGCACAGCAAAATATAGCTTCAGCTAATCAAGCTAAAGCAGCTGCTTGGGGAGGTGTAGCCTCTTCTTTGGGAGGTATAGCTGGTGCTGTAGCGGGAAATCCGGGGTAGGAAGTAGTTCTGTAAATCCAACTCCAACGTATACAAGGTCAGAATTAATGAACACTTTTGGTGGAGCTCAAGTAAAAATTTAGGTTATTGCTATAGTGTTTAATAAAAATAAAAATGAGTTATAGAAATCCACAAATAATCGTTGATCGTTCAGCAGAAATATGGGCACAGAGCATGACTAAGTTTAGTGAAAATTTAGTTGGTGGTTTAGAAAAATATTATGCTGCCAAGAGAGAGGCTTCTGAAAAGAAAAAGAAAATAGACGACGCGAAGCAGTTGTATAGAAATAAAGCAATATTCGAAGCAACTAAAGAAATAAACGAATCAGCTTCTAAAATTAAAGACCCTTCTTTAATGGAGCAGTTTACAACAAACGCTACCAACATGCTGACTGAGGGTGAACCTTATAAATACAAAGGTGTAGAATATAACATCAGCGCTATAGATGCTCAAACAGAAATAGCTATAAATCCTAACCTAACACCAGATCAAATAACCGCTTATACAAATATAGCTACATCTTCTACTAAATATCAAACAGATATGCTTGAAAAAACAGGAGCTGTTATTGCTAACTTACAACCACTTCAAGAAAGCGGTGCTTACCAAATAGGTAATACTATTGACATTGCAGGTCAAGGAATTGATGAGTATAAAAACTTAGTAGCTGCTAATGCTTTGCTTAACCAAAAAGCAGATGGTGTTAACACTAAAAAAGAACTAACAAGAAGAAGAAACGAAGATGGCTCTTATAGTAACATGCTAAACGTTAGTGCTTCTTTTGACACTAAAAGTGATGTTTGGCAAAACTTAAAAAAAGCTTACGACTTATCAGATGAAGACGCTAGCTTCACTTGGGAAAGAGACGTTGATAAATGGGCAGGTCAGGGTGATTTAGTAGTTAATTTAACGCCAGACGTAGACACCAACGAAGCTTTAATAGCTTCTGGTTTTATAGATGACAAGCATAATCAAACAAGTAAAGGTTTTGTATCTAAACTAGTGACAACAAGAAACGTTCAAGACGGAAGAGAGTTTGTGACAACTGAATCTCATTTTGATGCTAATCAACTAAGAAACAATAAAGTTTATAGAGATGCTATAGCAGGTAAAGCTGCTAACATATTAGCTATGGAGCAAGATCAAGTAGCTAAATACGTTTCAAATAATTTAGGTTGGGGAGATAAAATTACTGCTGAAAATTTATACGCTTCGAATATAACACCAGAACAAAGAGAAAATTTTATAGAAGAGCAGTTGATGGAAAAAGACTTAAGAAAAATAATGCCTAACTATAAAACTAGAACAGCAAGGCAATCTGATGTTGATGCCTATAATAACGATACTGTTATTTCTGAAGATATCAAAAAAGGTATAACAGAACCTTTAAAGTTAGGTGATACTCTTTATTACGTAGAAAAAGGTACTACAAGTACAAAAGTAACGAAAGATGATGGACCTACAGCTACAGAAAGAAGAGAAGCTAAAAAATTAAAAGAATCTCAAAGTAGATTTAAAAGAGCTGAAAGTTTAATACAACAAGAAGGCAAACTACCTGAAGTACCTACTAACCCTTTTAATCCTGTGGGTGTAATAACTGATGAGGGTAAAAGGTTTAGAGCTGCTGTAGCTCCTATAATAACAGATAGTGGAGGAAAACTTGTTAAGTTTGTTGTTAGTGAAGTTACAGGTGAACCAAGTGTTATAGTTAAATACCCAGGTGTTGACGAAAAAGAAATAAGTTTAGCTAATTTTAGAAATCCAAGTTTATTAACAGCTAAATTTGAAGAAGCTACAGGTGCTGGTACTGGCTTAATAGATCAGTATTTTGGTATTAATCTAGATTAAAATTAAATATAATGGCTAGAAGTAAAGAGCAAAAAGATCAATTGAAAAGTTTAGTAGATCAATTAAGATCTGAAGGTTTATCTACAGATGAAATACAAGCTAGAGTTGATGAGCAGAAAGCTTTGTTTGACGCTAAGCAAACAACTACTGTAGAAGTTACAGACGAAATACAAACACCTGTAACTGAGGGAAAGACAAACGGTGCTGCGGCAGAGGGTGCAACTGCGACACCGGTAACCGGGCAAGCACCCGAGAGTACGGAATCAGAATCGGTAGATACTTTTGGGGAATCACAAGATCCTAAACTACGTTTTATTGATTTTAAAATAAACGGAAAAGAAAGTGTATTATATGAAAGTGATTATAATGAGCTAGCGGGTCAACCTATACCTTCAACGTATGGACCTGGTTATGCTGGTAAAAATTATCCTGAAACATTTGAAGAATATGCCGAGCTTTTTAAAACACCTATACAAACAATAAATAAAGGTGTAGATTTAGAATCTGGTATAAAAATAGAACCATTAGAAGAGGTAGTTGTAACAGGCAAAGCTACACCTAAAACAAAAAAAGCTAGACAAATAGCTTCAGGCGTTTTAGAAACACAATCAAAAATTACTGTAGACGATAGTGAAGATTTAATTGTATCTGGTATTTTTCAACCAGTACAAAGTATATACAATAAATATGATCAGTCTATAAAGGAACAAGGCTTTTACGTAACAGCTATAGAAGATGTTGAACAAAGACAAAAAAGGTATGCTGAAATAGTAGAGCAATTAGAGAAAGAAAGAGACGAGGCTATAATTCAAGAAGTTGGACAGGAATATTTTAATCTTTTTAAAAATAATGGTTTTACCTTTACAGATATAACTACTGACGACTTACATGCTAAAGATATTGAAAATCAAATAACTAAACTAAGATCTCAATCTGCTGAAAATTATATTAGACAGCAAATACAAGGTACTGACATAGATCCTAGAGCTATAGATATACAAATAGGGTACGAGCAAGAAAGTTTTACTGAAGATATTTTTGGACAAACAGAAGTTCAAAACGTTATAAACGAAAACAGAAGAGTAATTCAAGAATATCAAAATGATTTAGGATATTTAGCTGCAAGAAGACCTTTAGAATATGACGTGCCTGTTACTTTCAATAATAAAACTTACTTAGTTAAAACACCGCCTAATTTAGGTGAAATAGAAAATAGAGCAGTTCAAAAAACTTCTAAAGTTTTAGAACAACAGTCTAAAGATATTTTAAAAAGACAAAAAGATCAGCAAAAAAAATCTCAACCTTATTTAGATCAGATAGAAGAGTATGATAAGCGTGTAGATGCTATGGGTGATCCTGAAAACATATTCACTCAAGCTAGTTTAGATTTATATAATAATCTTGTTTCAAAAAGAAATAAAGTTATTACTAAATTGAACACTGTCGTACCTGTTGAAGATCAACAAAAATTAGTTAACGATGCCAATGCGTTTAGTTCTGAGTTAAAACAACTTGAAGAAAATGCTAAAAATATTGGCAGTACGTATATTGCTGGATCTGCTCTTTCAAAAAATTATAGTTTATATGATAAACTAATGGCTACTCTTGAAAGTCAATTAGTAGCACCAACGGTTAAAATTGGTGCTGAAGTAGCTTCTGGTATTTTAGCTTTTGATCAAGAGCTAAGCAAAAACTTAAGCGAAACAAGTACAGATTATTTTCAAAGAATATCTGACTTTAGACAGACTGAATTTCCACAAGATGTTACAAAAGTAAATGGAGATTTAAACGCTGACTGGACAATGAAGCTTACAGACATGAGTATAAATAATGCTCCAACAATAGCTTCTGTACTTCTTCCACAAGCTGGTGTTACTTTAGGCGTA